ATAATGTCCTAATAATATAATCATCTTTAGTTACTGTTCTTTTTTGGGTAGAAAAGTTAGCCATTGAATTTAATCTAATTTCTTCTACACTTTCTGCGTCTCCCCCACCTGTAGCTGCTTGTGGGTTATTACATCCTATACTATTTCTAATAAAACTTAATGTAGTTGGATTTAAATTAGGTTTAGTTGTTAAGGGTAATAATATAGGAGTATTAATAGTATTTGAACTTACATTTGAATTAATTCCTCCTCCTACTAAATAAGTAACTGTTAATGTAGTATTAGCTGGAGCTTTTCCATATGTTCCTGTATAAAGAAAATTTGAAGGGTCATAAGCTTTATCTAAACCACTTTTTCCATCATTTATACCTAAACCAATATTAGTGGGACTTGGGATTATTTCTTCATCATTAATATTTAAAGTTCCAGCACCAAATTGAATTTCTAAATTATTTTCAGTAGTAAATCTAGATATAAATCTTCTAGGAACTGTTTTAAGTTTCATTAAATAAGGAGTAGACTGAGAATCTGAATATAATATAGAATCATTAGCATATGTGTTGATTTGTTCTTTAAAAACAGTATCTTGAGCTAAATAATCTACTTCTGAATAGATATTTCCTTCACTATCTTCAATTTTTTCTATTCCTATAATATTATCATCTGTTAAATTTAGTTTTAAAAATTTTTTAGCTGAACCTATTTCAAATGTTGTAGTTTTTCTTTCAGCTGATATTACTTTTGTATTCTTTTTTAATAAATAATATTGGGGATTACCACTACCATCTATTTGATAAACACTAATATCTGTAGGACTACTTGATCCCGAAATATTAAAATCTATCATTTCTTCAGATATAAAATTTACCCCATCATTAGAGTTAAATAATGCATTTTCCCCAATAGTTAAAGCATAGTTATAATCAGGTGTATAATTATTATCTGCATTAGAAGGAATTAATTGAAAAATTTCTAACATAGTACTAGAAGCTTTAGTAACTTTAGGTTTATATCCTAAAGAATAAGCTAAATTATATAAATTTCTTTTTTCTTGAGCTAAATTTAAAAATGTTTCTTGTAATTGTGTATCTGTATAATATGATAGTACATCTCCTACATAAGCTGCCATTTCTATAAACATCATTCCTAAAGAACCTTCAGAAAAATCATTATATGAATTTGGATAATAAGTTTGAGATAATTCTTTTAACTGATTTTTTAAGGTATTAAAATCTTTATTAAGATATTTGATATCTCTTTCCGGAGTACTATTTAAATTAGAATATGCCATTATAATGATTCTATATTTTTATAATTAATTTCTATTATTTCAGTTTGCCCATCTAATTTAGAAATATATTCAACCCTTACATTAACTTTATTATCATCTCTATTAAAATTAATTTTTACATCTTCAATTTTTATTGAATTTAATAATGAATCAGAAATTATAGCATCTTCTATTTTTGATTTTATAAAATTAGCTTCTACTTTTTGTTCAAAAAGTAAACTATTTAAACCAACACCATAAAAAGGATTAAATAATTTTTCTCCAGGTTCTGTTAATAATGTATTTAATAAATTATCATGAATTTGATCTTTAGTAGTATAATTGATAGATAAACCATTTTTAAAAGGATACCCTAATCCTACTCCTATTGAAGGTTTTAAATCTAAAGGATTTATTTGGGTTTGGGATCCTGGTATTTTATCAATTTCTCTAGCCATTATGGTCTACTATTTTTCTTTTTATCTATTGCCCTCATTAATTCGCGATAATCTCTATTTACTACATTTGCTACTTCAGTTGGTATTGGGGCTTCTGGTATTAATGTTGATTCAAGATTTGTATTTCCTTGAGCAGTTTCATTAAGTAAGTCATTTAATGCTCCGTTAGGTGTAAAACTTTGGGCTATAGATTTACCCATAATTTTTTCTTTTAAAGAAGATTGTACACTTACAGGAATTGGATTACCCATTCCATTAGCTGTTATATTACGTTGTGTTGGGTGTTCTACAATTGTAGATTTAAATTCATCACGTAAATCTTCTTTAAGTGTTTTAATTTCACGTCTAAGAGCATAATCAATTTCTTCTCTTACAACTTTTCTAAATAAATTTTCAAAAGCGCTTGCCTTCATAATAATTGTGTTTGTTAATAAATATAAGGATTTAAAATTCCTCGGTATAAGGGTCTTTTCTATATCTTTTAAAGAATCTTGGAGGGGTATTACTGATTCCATTAGTAGTATTATTACCCTCTTCAGAATCTAAAGAAGGTAAATCTTCATCATCTGAATTTAAATAATCCTCTATTCCTGGATAATAAGAATATAAATCTTCTAAAGAATCTATAACAGGAAGATTATCTTGGTCTTCTAATAATGGCATTAAAATATCCATAAATATTCCCTCTAATACTGATATTAAATTATCTATGTACGATATTAATTGTGTAATTTTATTATAAGCATCATCTGTTGTTCTTTTTAAACCAAAATAGGTTCTCCCTGTTATGGTTATAATACGAGATGCTAATTCAATTGCACTAAATGTTTTTTTAAGTATACCTTTTATTTTATTTTTTAAAATAGCTGATTGAGCAATGGGGCCGGGGGGTGTTGTAGGACTCGCACCTGCTACTGTAACTATGGTTTCTGTTCCTAATTCTATATCTTGTAGGGTTGTTATAAAGGGGGATACAATATTATTTATAGATGTTATATAAGTAACTTTATCATTTACTGATTGTAATTTGCCTTTTATCTTATTTATTTGTATTAAAGATGAAGATAACTTTAATTTAATACCATTTAATAATTTTAATGTTTTGTCATAGTATTTTTTGGCTTCTTTTGGGTTATTTTTGGCTAATTCTTGCATTTTATTAATTACCTGTTCCTCTGTGGGTACTTGACTCATAATAAAATCCCATGCCATTTTTCTCCCCTCTTTAATAATTAATAGTTTTATTTGGTATAATAATCTATCTATTTGGACCTTATTTCTTCTGACTACTTTTAACATATTATTTTAATAATACAGTTTGACTTTTACATTTAGAAGCAAAAGATATTCTTAAATCATTTAACATATCTACAGTTGTTTGAAAAGCTATTTTATTATCACTATTATATCCTGTAGGATTTCCTGAAGAGTCTATAAAACTTACTTTAGTTTCTATATCTTCCATTAAATGTTGGATAGTATCTATAAGATCACTTATAAATTCTTCTGTTTGATTGCCTAATAATGCGGGTTCTTGACCATATATTATACCCCCATCGGGTGATCTTTTAAGTCCTAATACTATTTTATTAGAATTTACTATAAAATTCTTTTCACTATCAAAATGAAAACTACCATTAGTATTAAATCCTATAACCTTATTAGAACTAAATAAAATTGAATCTTGTTTAGCATTAAAGATTAATCTATCAGAATTTATTATTATCTGATTATCATCATATATGTTAGTATCTTTGGGTATAAAATTCATTTTTTAATTTATAATGGCTTGTGATATATTAGGTGTTGTGGGCGATATATCTCCTAATCTTTGATCAGAAAATATGTATTGTCTTTCTTCTGCTGTATAAGAAGCATTATTCTTACATGTTAAATTAAAATCTAATTGCTTTGAAGTTAAATAAATAGAGGAATGGTCATTATTTATATCTTCTACATTAGGTTCTAATGTAGTATCTTCAGAATTAATATATTGTCCATTTCTTATTATAGTAATAGGAGTATTATTTTGATTACCTAATCTAATAGAATTACCATATCTACCTTCTAAAATATTATCTCCTTCAAATAATTTTAATGATTTTAAATCTGGATTTTCTAGAAAATTCTCACTACCTATTGAATTATCTTCATATTCAGAAATAGGCATAGCATTATGATGGGAATTATCCCACAAATTAATTGTGGGTAAATAATAATTAGTTGTTTGTGTTTTTTTATTATTATCTTCTGTATTTAATTGTATTAGTAATACAATTTCATTAATTATAGGGACATATTTTTGATAGGCAAATAAGGGTTTAGCTGTAGGTAATCTTCGAGGGTATTCTGTTCCTTTATTTATAGAAATATCACTATAAAATATAGTACCTATAGAATCTACCCCACCATGTCTATTTGAATCTTTATCCGAAGTTTCTAATATAATATCACATACCCTTACAGCTTGAAAGGTTGATTTTGATAATCCACCTCCTCTATGATTTATTGCTCCATAATTAAGATTTCTTCCCATCTTTTTCTTTTTCTGTTTCTTCTACAATATTTTGAAGTTGATTCATTTCTTCTTCAGTTAACATGTCTCCACCTCCACTAGTTGCGTTACCCGTAGATAAACGTTGTACTATGGCTGCCATTTTTAGAAGATGGTCGTCGTTTTTAACACTAATTTCCATATATTCTTTGATTAATGGAACAACAACTGTGGCATCTCCTAAATTTTGAATAAGAGGTCTTAACTCAGCTATGAGTTGACCAATTTGTTTACCTTTTTTCTTTTGATTAACGTGAATCTCTTTAAGGAGATCAGAAAAGGTTTTATCGTCAAATATTACTTGATTTAATGAA